GAATGGGTTATGAACATCGACCAAATACGAAATAAAATCGGAAAGCACGGTAAACCAATAAGCATCAAACCGAAGCAGAACTCTAATCGCAGCCGCGCGGGACAAAGTCTCAACAGGACCCCCGCCTCTGTACTTATAGGCCAATGAAGCAATAAGCTTAACTGGCCGCACAGACTTGGGCACCTTGAAACCGCCATAATCCACGAAACTGTTTGAAAAGAAATCCAACTGCTCAAGCGGCTTAGCTTCGAGTCCTTTGAGTTCCCACCCAAAGTAACTGAAGCCTTGCGTCATGGACAATTTGACTTTCTCTTCATCGACTATATCTGAAAACGTGAAAGTATTATCGTCACCACCAAACAAAAATCTAAAATTGTCTTCAATAAACTCCAGACTGTAATTCCCAAAATGGAAAAGAGACCAATAAACGACAATCCACAACACTAAAGTATTGTCAACTATCGTATTGGAACACCCGGAAGGATTTCCGAGGTGCTTCCTGAAAACCTCTCCACTGGGAAGAACCAACATTGTGTGAACAACATCATCGTAAAGTTTATCAAATCGAATAAAATCATCTTCTACCCAGCCAACAGCTAATGATTTCCGAAGCTGTCGTACTTGCCACAACAGTACAGCTGGCATGTGTGCATCATAGTTCTTCACGTCGACGGACATCCCTCGCGCGAAGACCGCAATCTTGCTATATGCAGCATCCCAGCCTCTGTAAAACGGGCTCAGACCAACAGCATTGGGCAAGTGTAGAGCATTTGCATAAAATGCTCGGTTGAACTCCAGGCAATAAACGTTCATAGCGCAGATGTGCTCCATCGGGGCTGCATTTATTTGCCTGGTGTTTTCCATCTTGACCTTTGCAGTCTTTTGTACTTCTTCCTTCAAAGCTGAAGACCAATAAGTAGTTGGTGTGTCTAAATGTATTAATTCGTTAAAATATCGTTCGCATATGTGTTGCGCGAAACCGCTCTCTAACAAAAGGCTCTTAGTTGATGATAACTGTGTCCACGGAAAACCGGGTGAAGTTGACGGTACCAATTCATCTATGGATTCCTCCAAGCTCACCAAACAGCTATGAACGCCATTAACATAAAGTTGATCGCGAACGTAGTGCGTTACGTGCTTCATTGTCTCCAACATAAGAGGTTCAACTGTAATAGTTGGATAATCATACTTACTAACTCCATTGACTGAAGCCTGATAGCTTATAGCCGCCATGCGATAATCATCGGGAAAATCGCAAAACAGGCTAAAATAAGGATCAGGTCCAGCACGCACAGAAAAATTGGGATACCTAGCAAATCTGCCATGAAAATCCAAATTATTAAAGCTTTCTGATAACTTACTACGACTGCTAACCTCAGGTAAGCGAACTAATTCTTTGCAACCAGTAATTCCAACGCCGGATAGGCTTCCTTCTTCCTTGGCGACAGAAGAAGGGCCTAACATAAACCCAGTTCCTCAGCTAAGGAACCATAAATTGGTATATGTCCGTTAAGTTGCTTAGCATCGGCGCCTAGATAATGTATCCCAACTAATTTAGGGCTCGCACCATCTAGGTCAACTAAGGCGGAACCACAACATCCATTTTGTGTAGGCATGTTATGCTTACCGTTACCTATTATTCCAGCAGCTATAAAAGGTCCATTGGTTGTCCTATTAATCCCAACCATGACGCCACTTCGAGGCTTCGTGAAGTTGTCCTTAACTCCCTTAACCCTAGTCACGCCAATGATGTTGCCTACAAGTTCCCTAGGGATCAAAAGCAATTCATCGTGGCTAGTTTTGACCAAATCATCAACCAAAATTTCCTTCGTTTGCTTGCCAGCACCGATTTTTATGCTAGTGGACTTGCCAATGAAGTGCTTCATGACCAAAATGCCTTTTGGCACACTAACACCGCATCCGCAACTGTCACCGTCCACTCTGCAAACTTTAATTGCGTCGGATGGAAGCTGCGACTTCCCAACGAGGGACTCAAAGTTATTTAAGGTGTATTCTTCTCCAGTGTCCAAATTGCTGAGGCCCACGATGTCGTCATATTCACCACGATCAAAACGCTCTTTAAATTCTGATCCAGTCATCTTGACGAATTGATCATCGTAGAAAACCTCATAATTGTCACCGTCGTACAAACCTGAAATTTCTTTGGCACCTAACGTCTTACGACGACGTTTGGAACGCTTTGCTTCTTGTGGCAAGCTTGGTGTTCTCTG